ATGCTGTTCGGCGGAAGCCGAAGCGGTAAGACGTTTCTGCTGGTGCGCAACATCTGCATGCGCGCCTTGAAGGCCCCGAAGAGTCGGCACGCGATCTTGCGTTTCCGGTTCAACGCGGTCAAAGCATCGATTGTCCATGACACGTTTCCCAAGGTCATGGATCTGGCGTTTCCTGGCGTCAAGTACACGCTGAACAAGACGGACTGGTTCGCTGAGTTTGAGAATGGCGCGCAGATCTGGTTTGGCGGCTTGGACGACAAGGAGCGCACCGAGAAGATTCTTGGGCAAGAATACGTCACGATCTACCTAAACGAATCGAGCCAGATTCCGTGGGGTTCGGTGGGTGTCGCGGTTACGCGCTTGGCGCAGCAGGTCATGCAGGTCATGAAAGGTTCGCCGGATATCCCACTGCGTCCCCGCATGTACTTCGACTGCAACCCGCCGAGCAAGGCGCACTGGTCGTATCGGGTCTTCATCGAGAAGCGCGACCCTGAGACGAAGCAACCGCTTTCCCGGCCTGAGCAGTACGCACACTTTCAGATCAACCCGCAGGACAACGCGGAGAACGTGAGCGCGGGGTATCTGGAAACGCTGATGAACCTGAGCGCCAGGTTGCAGAAACGGTTCCTGAAGGGCGAGTTTGCGGATGCAACGCCCAACCAACTATTTCCTGAAGAAGACATAGACAAGTGGCGCGTGACTGATGGTCGCGTTCTGCCTGACTTCGTGCGTGTAATTGTAGGGGTCGACCCTAGCGGCTCTGGCGATGAAGACAACGCGGACAACGATGCAATCGGGATTGTTGTGGGTGCGCTTGGCACAGATGGCAACGCCTACTTGCTGGAGGATTGCACTGTTAAGGCAGGCCCAGGCACATGGGGCAGTGTGGCTACAAATGCGTTTGAGCGCCATGAGGCGGACATAGTGGTTGGGGAAACGAACTACGGTGGAGCGATGGTCAAGCAGACGATCCAAGTTGCTCGCCCGAGAACTCCATACAAGGCCGTGACGGCTACCCGCGGGAAGGTTGTACGCGCAGAGCCATATTCCGCGCTCTATGAGCAGGGGAAGATCCGGCACGTTGGGAACTTCCCAGAGCTGGAAGATGAGTTGACCGCATTCAGCACATTTGGGTACATGGGCGAAGGCAGCCCGAACCGCGCCGATGCTCTGGTGTGGGTGCTAGCCGAGTTGTTCCCTGGGCTGACCAAGAAGGCGCAGCCGAAGATCGAGAAGAAACCTGTGAGGAACGTCGGCTGGATGGCCGCTTAGAACATGCCCCAAGATATCCTCCAGAAGGCCAAAGAATGCTTTAAGGAAGACCAGGAAGCATTTCGCGACAACCGCGAGCGCATGCTGGAAGACCTGCGGTTTTCTAACCCGGCCTGTCCTGAGCAATGGGATGACGCCGTCCGGCGCGCCCGTGAGCAGTCAGAGGCTGGCGCTCGACCTTGTCTGACGTTCGACCAGACGAACCAGTACATCGCTCAAGTGGTGAACGACAGCCGCCAGAACAAGCCTGGTATCAAGGTTATCCCGGTCGACTCGGGTGCTGATGTGGAGGTGGCCGAGAAGCTGGAAGGCATGATCCGGCATATCGAGTATTCGAGCCGTGCCGGGATCGCTTATGACACAGCGCAGGAATACGCCGCACGAGTGGGCCTCGGATGGCTGCGAGTGGTGCCGGAGGTTGTGGAGGCTGAGCGCAACGAGCAGGAAATCCGCATCAAGCGCGTTCATGATCCGCTTTCGGTGTTGCTGGACGCCAATTCTCAGGAGCCGGACGGTAGTGACGCAAGCCGCGGCTTCGTGGAGACCGTGCTTACCAAACGCGCTTTCAAGGAGCTTTACCCGAAGGCGTCCGTCATTTCCTGGGACACCAGCGACCGCATCGACGGCTGGCTTGCGGATGAGTCGGTCCGCGTCTGTGAGTACTTTTATAAGGTCGAGACCAAGGTCAATAACCTGGTTATCTCCGGGCCGCAGGGCGAACGAATCACGGTCACCGAGGACGAGTATTGGAGGTTGGTGGAGCAAACGGGTATGCGACCGCCTGTTGAGGCCACGTTCCCCAGCACGGAAACGTCTGTGAAGTGGGTGAAGATGACCGGGATGGAAGTTCTGGAGGAGACGGATTTCCCCAGCCGATATATCCCGCTCGTTCCGGTCTTGGGCTATGAGTTGTATGTGGAAGGGCGGCGCTATCTGTGCGGAATGACGCGACGGATGATGGATTCGCAGCGCGCCTACAACTACGAGCGCACATCCTACATCGAGCAGGTGGCCCTGCAACCAAAGGCTCCGTTTGTGATTCCGTGGGAGTCGGTCGAGAACTTCCAGGATGAATGGGCCACGGCGAACACGTCGAATCGCGCTTACCTGCCCTACAACGCCACCGACACCGAAGGCCGGCAACTGCCTCAACCGCAGCGCCAGGGGCCGCCGCCGGTCGGCTCGTCGTTCGTGCAAGGCGGCGCTCTGGCGCTGTCTGATATCCAGGCGAGCATCGGGATGTACCGGGCGAACCTGGGCGCCCCTAGCAACGAAACGAGCGGTCGGGCGATCAATGCTCGCCAGCGCGAAGGCGACACGGCCAACTACCACTACATCGACAACCTGTCCCGCTCGATTGAGCAATTGGGGCGCGTCATCGTCGACATGATCCCTAGGATCTATGACACGCAGCGGGTGGCGCGGATTACGGGCGATGATGGCAGTGTTGATGCGGTGAAGATCGACCCGGAAATGAGCCAGGCTAAGCAGAAGACTGCGGACTCTCTGGTGATCAACCCTGGCGTCGGTCAGTACGACGTTCGAGTGAAGGCTGGTCCGTCATACACGACGCTGCGCCAGGAGTCCGCAGAGGCTATCGGGCAGATCCTGCAGGGCAACCCGCAGGCGTTCGCCGTGCTCGGCCCGGAATGGGCAAAGATGCAAGATTGGCCGAATGCCGAGAAGGTCAGCAAGATGTTGCTGGCCATAGCTCCCCCGGCCGTCCAGGCCCTAGCGCAAGGGGATGCGGACATTCCGCCCGCAGTGCAGGCTCAGATGCAGCAAATGCAGCAGCAGAACGAGCAGATGCAGCAAGCTCTGGAAGAAGCTACGCAGAAGATCAACGCCGATGTAGTCGCGGAAATGGCCAAGATGGAAGAGGCCGACAAAGACCGCGCTATTGAGGCCTACAAGGCAGAGACTGACCGGTTGAAGATTATGCAGCCAGCGATGGGCCCGCAGGAGATACAGGCTCTGGTGTTGCAGACGCTGCAGCAGTTGCTGACAAGCCCGCCTATCCCGCCCGAAGCGCCACCTCCGGCGCCTCCCCCACAGATGGCCGAGCTGCCGATGGCCCCCCCGCCAATGAACCCAATGCAGAACGAACCGCCTCCGGGCGGTTTTTTTACGCCCTGAGATTCACCCCACTTCGCGGGGATGCGCGATGAACTACTTAGCCGAGAGCTATGGAAAACGTGAGCCAAGCCGCGCCTGTCGAAGCGGCTCAAATCCCTTCGACTGATACCGCCGCAGTAATCCCGGACCAGGCGGACCCGGAACACCCTGAAGGTGCTGAGCAGCCTCAGAAGCCCGAGCTAACGCCCGCAGAGCGTGAAGCAAAGGCGCTAAAGCGTCGTGTGGATCGTTTGACCAGGGAGAAGTACGAAACCCAGGCCGAGCTCCAACAGCTTCGCCAGAGGCCCGCAGAACCGCAGGGAGAGGCGCCGCAGTTGACCGAGCAAGAGGTCAATCGGCGAGCACAGAAGATTGCAGAAACAAAGGCCTTTAACGACCGCTGCAACGAAATCGACCGCATAGGACGGAAGGAATTTCCCGACTTTGCGGAAAAGTTCATTGAGCTGTCCGCAGAGATCCCGACGATCGACAAAAACGGCGCTACGCCGTTCTTGGAAGCAATCCTGGATTCGGACAACCCCGCCGCCCTGATTCATCACCTGGGCAGCAACCCGGATCTTGCTGCTGAGCTCGCAGACCTTACGCCGCGGCAACAAGTGCGCCGCTTGGCCCTTATCGAGCGCGATATGGGCGCCAAGGAAGCCCCCCCAAAAACCAGCAACGCGCCAAAGCCCATCCAGCCGGTGAAACCGACTGCGACGGCGGGCGGGCCCGACCCCGGCAAAGACCCGGAGGCCTGGATTGCCTGGCGCAACGCTCAAGTGCGAACCAAATAAGGATCAGTCATGGCTGACAACTTCATCACCTCGGACACCATCACCGCGGAGACCCTGCGGATCATCCACAACGAAAGCGCCTTCTTGGGCGCGATCAACCGCGAGTACGACGACCAGTTCGCCCGCGAAGGCGCCAAGGCCGGCGCCACGGTCAACGTCCGCCGCCCGGTGCAATACACCATCCGCGACGGTGCCACCGCTTCGTTCCAGGACATCAACGAAACGAAGGTGCCGATCACCATCAACCCGGAATTCGGGATCGACTTCGACTTCAGCGATTTCGATCTGACGCTGAAGATCGACAAGTTCAGCGAGCGCTATCTGCAGCCGGCAGGCAAGCGCTTGGCGACTGAGCTGGATGTGCGAATCGGTGCGCTGTACAAGCAGGTGTTCAACTTCTCCGGCACGCCCGGCACCCCTCCGGCAACCGCCCAGGCGGCGCTCGATGCGGCGGTCTACCTGGACAACTACGCCACGCCTCGCGACGGTGACCGCCAACTGGCTCTGACGCCGCTGGCGAACTCCAAGCTCGTCGGCGGCATGGCCGGCCTGTTCAACGACCAGGCCACTCAGGGCAAGCAGATGCGCCGGGGCCTGATGGAGACCAACCTTGGCATGGACTTCCAGATGTCCCAGAACCTGCCGACGCACATTGTTGGCCCGCTGGGTGGTACTCCGCTGGTCAACGGTGCCGGTCAGGGCACCATCGCGGCCGGCGCTACCGACAACCCGTATGCGGCCACCACGGCGCTGGTCACCGATGGCTGGACGGCTGCTGCTGCTCTGCGCCTGAACGCGGGTGACGTGTTCACCATCGCTGGCGTTTTCGCCCTGAACCCCGAAAACAAGGTGTCCACGGGCGCCCTGCAGCAATTCGTGGTTCGTTCGAATGCCAGTTCCGACGCCGCGGGAAATGCGACGGTGACGATTTCGCCGGCCATCATCGTGGGTGGTTCCTACGCCACCGTCTCCGGCTCGCCTGCAGACAACGCCGCGATCACGGTGATCGGTACGGCCGGCTCCAGCGCTGCCCAGAACATCCTGCACCACAAGGATGCTTTCACGCTGGTGACGGTCGACATGCCCTTGCCGCGTGGCATGGACATGGCGTCGCGTATGGCTGTCGATGGTGTCTCCATGCGCTTCGTTCGTGGCTTTGACATCACGAACAACAAGCGCCTGTGCCGCTTCGACATCCTGGCCGGCTTCGCTGCCTTGCGCCCGGAGTGGGCGGTCCGCATTCCCAACTGATCGGTCTGATTGGGTCGGGCCCCTCGGCTTCGGCTGGGGGGCTTTTTTTTGAGAGGTCCACATGGAATCGAAGAATCTCCCCGTTTGGCTGTATCACCCGGATGAGGGCGCGAAGCTGTTCACGGACGCTGATGAAGCGGCCACCGCCGGTAACGACGGCTGGAAGGACTCGCCCGCCGCCTTCGGTCATGACGACGGCGCTCCGGACGATCGTGACGAGCTGGCCGCCAAGGCGGAAGCGCTCGGAATCCAGGTAGATAAGCGCTGGGGCGTCAAGCGCATCCAGAAGGCGATCGACGGTCATGACGACGGCGCTTGAGCTGATCAACCGGGCCTACACGCTTCTGGGCGTGAAGGACCCCGGGCAGGCCTTGGACGGCACCATGGTGGGGGACGCGCTTGACGTGCTGAACACCATGATCGATTCCTGGCGGACGGAGGAATTCTTCGTCTACCAGGTGAATGAGCTGGTGTACTCCATGTCGCCGAACCAGCAGACCGTGACCATCGGACCGGGTATGCAGATCGATACGCCGGTTCCGCTCAAGATCGAGCGCGGGGTGTTCGTGCGCTCGGGCGGTATCGATTATCAGGTTGCTGGGATCGATCGCGTTCAGTATGCGCAGATCATGCTCAAGACCACTGGGTCTAGCTTCCCGAGCGCGGTTTTCTACGACCGCGCCTATCCGTCTGGGACGCTGTACTTCTGGCCGCTGCCGGCCGGTGCCTACGAGCTTCATCTGCCGCTTTGGCTGCAATTGTCTGAATTCGACGATGTCAAGACGGACATTCAGTTGGCGCCGGGTTACCGCCGCGCGCTCGAATACTCGCTGGCTGAAGAGCTGGCCCCCGGGCTGGTCGACCTGCCGGCATCCGTGATCAAAACGGGCATCCGCGCGCGCGCGAATGTGAAGCGGGTGAACCGCGAGACCCCCGTCCTGGATGTGCCCATCGACCTTCAGGTTGGCCGCCGGTTCAACATTTTCTCGGGTCAATGATGGCAGAGCTCGCGATTCCCTTCGTTGGGCAGGCCTACGAGGCGCGCAGCCTGAATTTCAGCGCCCAGCGCTGCGTGAACCTGTTCCTGGAGGCCGGGTTGTCTGGAGCCAAGTCGCCCGCAGCGCTCTTCTCCACGCCGGGCCTGACGCTGCGGCTTCAGATGCCCAACGGGTCGACCGCCATCAGGGGCATCCTCCAGTTCAAGGATCTGCTGTGGGTGGTCGCGGGCAATACCCTGTTTTCGGTGTCGCCCGCCTTCGTGCCGACGATCATTGGGGTTCTTGCGACCAGCACCGGCCCGGTGTCGATGGCGAAAAATGAAACGCAACTGACCATCGTGGACGGCGTTGCCGGCTACTACTACGATTTCCCGTCCCTGACGTTCGGGCAAATCACGGATACGGAGTTCCCGACCGGCTGCCGGCGGATTTCCTACCTGCTGAACCGGTTCTTGGTCGAGGCGCCGCAGTCGCAGACGATGTGCTGGTCCAAGATCGGCGACGTGCGCGAATGGAACGGCCTGGACTTTGCCAGCGCCGATGCGTCGCCGGACAATATCGTTTCCCACCTGGCCGACCACCAGGAACTGTATATCTTTGGTGAGACAACCACACAGATCTTTGTGGCGGGGGATGATGGCTTTCAGAACAGCCCGAACAGCTCGATGCAGCAGGGATGCGCCGCGGCGTTCAGCCCGGCCAGCATCGACAACAGCGTTATGTGGTTGGGCCGCGACGAGCTTGGCCAGGGGATCGTCTGGCAGACGCGGGGCGGCGCAACGCCGGTGCGCGTGTCGAATCACGGCGTCGAGTACGCGATTGCCCAGTACGCCCGCATCGACGACGCGATCTCCTACGTGTACCAGCAGGAAGGCCACCTTTTCTATGTCCTGACGTTTCCCGCGGCCATGGCGACATGGGTGTTCGATGTCGCCAGCCAAGCGTGGCACGAGCGGGCCTATATGGTGCCGTCGACCGGCGAATTGACGCGCCATCGCTCCAACTGCCATGCGATGTTCAACGGGCGAAACATCGTCGGTGATTGGCAGAACGGCAGGATCTACGAGCTGGACCTGAACGCCTACACGGATGCTGGCGACACCATCTTGCGCCTGCGTTCGTCGGCGGCTATCACGCAGAACCAGAGGCGCATGGTGTTCAAGGCGCTGCAGGTGGATGTGCAGGTTGGCACGTCGCCATCTGTAGGGCAGGGCAGCGCTCCAGTGGGCATGCTCAGGTATTCGGATGACTCTGGCTATACCTGGAGCAACCGAAGCACCGCCACGCTCGGAAAGGTTGGCCAGTATTGGGCGCGTTGCCGGTTCCACCGCCTAGGGTCTGGCCGTAACCGCGTGTTCGAGTTCAGCGTGTCGGACCCGGTCCCGGTCGTGATCATGGGCGCCTTTGTCGACGCGATCGCGGGGGCTTGGTGATGGACGAGCTTCAGCTTCTTGCAAATACGGCGGCCTTTGCCGAGGACCGCCAAGGCAACCAACAGACCCAGGTATTCCAGTCTCGCCAGACTCTGGCTTTCTTCCGAAACCTCAAGAAGGCCCTGCGGCAGGCGTATTCGATCGATACGGCGACCGCCGCGGTGGGCGCCACTGGCTCGCCCATGACCTACACCGCGGCGTCGCGCATGTCGCTGCACGTGGCCGGCGGCACAGTTTCCGCCATCTCTTTCAAGCGCGGCACGACCACCCTGGGCCTGGCGGTCCAGTCGGCAGGCCAGCTCATCCCCCTGAACCCCGGCGATCAAGCCGTCATCACCTACACCGTTGCGCCCACGCTCACCTTCGTGTCGCGCTGAACCCGAGGCCCTATGAACCACTTCCATTTTCTGGCGCATGGCGTCGACGTGAACCCACTTGTCATGGCCATTCAGCGCCGGCCTGAGCTTTGGAAAGAAGACACGTATCTGCGCGACTACCCGCAAGGGCCGTTCGGGCAAATCGAATCGATCATGCTGCGTTTCCCTGTCAAGTCGGTCAAGGAGACGCAGGCAGAGGCGGAAGAGTTCATCAGAACGCATGACCCGCACGAGAACATCGACTACCCCCCGTACAAGCTGCTGCACGAGGCGCGACCACTGGTGATGAACCTGATGACGCGGGTACAAGGCGAGCGTCTCGGACGCGTCATGATCAACAAGATCGCGCCCGGCGGCCGGATTTTCCGACACGCGGACACGCCGGAGCATTGCGAGTACTACACCCGGTTCCACGTTGTCCTCCAAGGGTTACCTGGCGCGCTTCTGCATTGCGGGGACTTCGACAACGAAAAGGTCGAGACGATCAACATGAATACGGGTGACGTGTTCTGGTTCAACAACGCGTTAGAGCACGAAGTCATCAACAACAGCAAAGACGATCGTATCAGCATGGTGGTCGATATCCGGACGTCGAGGTAAGCCATGTTGACCGCGCATGTCGAGAACCTGTCCGAACGCCTGGAAGAGCTAAAGCCGCTTTTCCCACTGCACTGGGAGGAACTCGCCTTGAACAAAGACAAGGTGCCGCTGGATCCGCAATACCCGATCTACCTGCAGCGCGACGCGCGCGGCGAGGTCATTTTCGTCACGCTGCGGGACGCCGGCGAGCTCGTCGGCTACTTCGTGGGCTTCGTGGCGCCGGGCCTGCATTACCAGACGTGCCTGACCTGTCACATGGACATCCTGTTTCTGCGGCCCGACAAGCGCGGCGGGCGGGGCGGCGTGATCCTGCTGAAGGCGGTCAAGACGGAACTCAAACGCCGTGGCGTCCAGCGCTGGTTCGTGGGGACCAAGGTCCACATGGACATCAGCCCCTTGTTCCAGGCGCTCGGCTTCGAGCCCGTGGAAAAGACCTACAGCATGTGGCTCGGAGAACCAGAGCCAACCGCCGCCGAGGGTCCGGACGAAGACCCAGCCGTTTGGCCCATACCGGCCTCCAAGGAGAATTGACTATGGTCGCAGCAGCAGTTGGTGTGGGGTCCGCGGTAGCTGGCGTCGCTGGCAGTGCCATGTCGTCTAGCGCGGCCGGCAAAGCCGCGAACGCGCAGAAGGCAGCTGCGGATGAAGCGAACGCCATTACACGCGAGCAGTACGAGCAGAACTCCAAGAACTTGCAGCCATATATGGATGCGGGCCTTGGCGGTCTGAACGCACTGCAGTTTTACATGGGGCTTGGTACAGGCACCGGGGGACGCGCGCTCACTGAGCAGGAAATCCGCAACGAGCTGATGGGCCAGTACACGACGGGCGGCCAAGCGGGTAGCCCGCCGTCGATTACATCGTTGCTGGCGAGCAACCCCGGCTATCGGGGGGCATCCAATGCGGAGTGGGGCTTTGACCCGTCCGCGAACCGCTGGGGCTACAAACTGGATTACATCCAGGGCGGCGATGCTGGGGGTACGAGCTCAAAATGGCTGTATGCCGACCCCTCCGGCGCCACGTCTGACAGCATAGACGAAGCGGGGCTCAATGCCGCCGTTCAAGCGCGCTTGGCGCAGCAGACCGCGGCTCAGAATGACCCACGGTATGGGAGCCTCTTACAGGCTTACAAGGAATACAAGCCGTTCTCCGAAGCTGATTTTAAGGTTGACCCCGGGTATCAGTTTCGACTTGACCAGGGGAATAAAGCCCTCCAGAACATGGCAGCTGCGACGGGGAATCTGAACTCCGGTCGAGCGCTGAAGGATGCTATCGCCTACAACTCAGGGCAAGGCGCGCAGGAGTATGCAAGCGCCTATGGCCGCCACAACAACGACTATTTGACCGGGTTCAATACGCATACGACGAATCAGAACAACATTTACAACAAGCTGATGGGGTTGACTGGAATCGGTCAGAGCTCGGCTTCAGCACTAGCGAACGTGGGGCAAAACTACAGCGGCCAGGTCAGCAATAACTTGGCTCAGGGCGCAAATGCTCAAGCAGCCGGGATTGTGGGTCAGAGCAATGCCGTGAACCAGGGTCTCGGGACGGCGGCGAACGCGCTAGGGAATTACTTCACTAACCGTGGGAGTGGATATAGCGGGCAGTTCCAAGCCACGCCTGGCGTCCCCTCAATGCAAAGCGGCCAAGGCCTAAATGGATGGTGGTAACTATGCAACTTGACACCCGTATTCCTCTAGGCGTCCAAGGCCCGCAAATCGAAAGCCCGCAAAACATGCTGGCTAAGGCGCTCCAGGTGCGCCAGTTGCAATCCTCTGTGGAGGGGCAGGAACGTCAGAACCAGCAGCGTAACGCTTTGGCAGGAGTGCTGGGCGGCGCATTTGATGAGTCTGGACGCTTGCGCTCCGGCGCATTGGGCCAGATCGGCCAAGTTGCGCCCGATTTTGTGCCGCAGTACGCGAATCTGGCCAGCAATCAGCAAAGGATGGACCGGCAGGATGCTCTGCAGAACACGTCTCTCGCTATGAAGAAGCAGGAATGGGCGCAACAAGGATTTGCCACGTCTGAAACTCCGGAGGCCGCGGCTGCCTATATCAAGAATGGTGTTTCGGCCGGCATCCTCAGCCCTGAGGAAGGGCAGCGTGGCATTGCTCAGATCCCTCAAGACCTGGCGCAATACTCGCAATGGCGCAATCAGATCAACCAGTCGATGCTGACGCCCGCTCAGCGTGCTGAGTTGGCTCAGGGTAACTATGGCGCGCCTGTTTTCACGGACCAGGGTATTGCCCAGTTCGACAAGAAGGGCAATTACAAGATCGCCCAAGGTCAAAACGGGCAGCCGCTGCGCCCAGCGTCGTTTGACCCGGCCACTCAAGGCGCCGTGGCTGGCGCGAAGACGGCAGCAACCAAAGAAGCTGAAAAGAATGCGGAACGCTCGACCAAGGCCATCGAGGGTAAAGCGGCTTTAGATAGCACCGCGTCATCTCTTGACCGGATGGCTGAATTTGCTCAAGGGCTAATTGATGACCCCGCAATTGGCAGAATTACAGGCGTGATGGGGATGTTCCCGAACGTTCCGGGTGGTGATGCGGCAAATGCACAATCCCGTCTCAATACGCTGAAGTCACAGATAGGGTTTGCCGTGTTGCAAGCTATGCGAGACGCTTCCAAGACGGGGGGGGCACTTGGTGCTGTTTCCGATACGGAGAACAAGCTCTTGCAAAACAACATTGCTGCTCTCGAAACAGTGCAGGATGAGAGTCAGTTGAAGGAACAGTTGCGAAAAATTGTCTCGTACGCCCAAGAGGCTAAGGGGCGGCTGCGCTCGGCCTACGACCAGCAATACGGAGGGGCGCAGCCAGTTGCTCAAGCGGGTGGTGCGCCCCAGCCTCAGGGCGGCGTGTTATCCCCATCTCAGCCTACCTCGCAACCTGCCGGTCGCACGGTAACGCGTACCGGCATGCTGAACGGCCGTAAGGTCGTGCAGTACTCCGATGGCTCCACCGAATACGCGGACTGACCATGGCAACGGCTGAAGAACTAGCACGCTACCTGTCTAACCCGAATGTGCAGAAGATGCTGCGCACTATCGGCCAGGCTGAAGGGACCATCGGAGATAAGATCGCGGATCCATATCGTGTTGGGTTCGGCGGTTCCAAGATCGAATCCTTGGATGCTCATCCGAATGTCCTGGTCGACTTCACGCAGACGGACGGGAAAAAGAACAAAACGAGCGCGGCGGGAGCGTATCAGTTCTTGAAATCGACCTGGGACGAAGAAGCTAGGGAGCTGGGGCTTAAGGATTTTAGCCCTCGTAGCCAAGACTTGGCCGCTATCAACCGCCTCAGCAAGCGTGGGGCATTGGATGATGTTTTGAGTGGGCGGATGGATGCCGCGGTTGCCAAGCTCGGGGCTGAATGGGCCAGTTTGCCGTCGTCGCCCTACGCACAACCGAAGCGCTCCCCCGGGTTTATAGAACAAGCGCTGAATTCTGTTGTCCCTGCTGCGGAGGCCGCGCCCGTGCCGAAGATTGACCCTACTCAAGTTCAATGGGATGAGCCGAAAATCGACGCGTCTCAGGTGCAGTGGGACGAACCGAAAAGGGAGGCTCCACAAGCGGACGCGGAGCCAACGCAGGCTCAAAAGCTGCAGGCTAGTGTTGTTGGCCGAACCGCTCAGGGCGCGGTCATGGACCCGCTCAACGCTGGCGCGCAATTGCTGGTGAATGCGGCGCCTTCTGGTGTTGTCGATGCGGTAAACAGCGCCACCCGCTACGTGAACGAACTGCCGTTAATCGGCCCGGTAACCAAGGCGCTCGGGATGACGCCTGCCAGTGCGCAACAAGTAAACCAGGGCGTCGTAGATCAGGAACGCCAGTACCAAGCCGCACGTCAGGCCACAGGACAGACAGGGTTTGATGCTGCCCGCCTGGCTGGGAACGTGATCGGCACCGCTCCGTTAGCCGCTGCGATGGCCCCTGCTGGCGCCATGTCAATACCTGCCGCTGTCGGGACTGCAGTGGGGTCTGGCGCCGTTTTGGCAGGCCTCCAGCCCGTAACCGAGCCAGGTGATTTCGCACAGAACAAGCTGAAACAAATGGCGATAGGTGGCGCGGCCAGCGGCGTCCTATCTGGCGCTGGGAATGCGCTTTCGCGGCTGGTCAGTCCGAAGGCGTCGACGAATCCACAGGTCCAGTTGTTGATGGATGAAGGCGTTACCCCTACTCCGGGTCAGCTGCTGGGCGGCAATGTCCAGCGAGCCGAAGACAAGGCGATGTCTATTCCCATAGTCGGCGATGCCATTCGCTCTGCGCGGGGCCGCGCTGTGGAGGAATTCAACGAAGCGGCCCTCAACCGCGCGCTGGCACCCATCGGGCAGAAGGTGAGCCGGGT